CACTCTGTGCGCCGTGGGGAACGCTGCATGTAGCAAATTTATGCCCTTGGACTTGCGATATTGTCATGGCGTCTACTTCGCCTTCTGCAACTACCAGTTTCTTTCCAGAGGACCACAAGTGCCAACCAAACAGACCCATTTGGTCCTTGTCGCCAACCACAGAAAACTTCTTGTCTCTGGTGCGTACTTTCTGTGCCACGGCTTGGCCTTGGCGCGTCTTGTATGTCGCCAGATGCACAGGTTGACCATTCACCTCACCCACCATGTAGCCAAACTTGCGGCAGGTGGCTTCGGTCAGACCACGGCTCCGTAGTTCCACGTAGTCACCTTCGATTAGGTCACGCTTCACTTTGGTTTGAACGGTGGTCTCAAAACTATCGTCATCTGATGGTTTGTAAGTCTGGCATGAGAAACACCACATACTACCATCGCTGTACAGCGCGTTTGCATCCGAAGAGCCACAAGCCTCGCATGGCTCATGACTAACGAACTCCGCGTCTGTCTCGTTAATCTCTTTGTTCATTTCGCTGTCCTTGGGAAATAGAAAAAGGGGCGACCTTAGCCGCCCCTCGCTCACCTTTGTAGGCACTCTTCAATCCAGTCATCAGGGATGACCTTGTGTGCCCATAAGAAACCATGCTTCTCGCAGTAGTCCGCGTAGGTAGTCTTGCTACCTTTGTAGAGTTTGGACCGCGCATTGCTGAACACAAATCGAATGTCGATGTCTGTGTGCTGCTTCTTGATCAAGAGGTGTTTGGCACGGTCTTGGACCGCCCAAATGCCTTTCGACTCAAGATACCAAAATCCATCCTTCTTCGGCAGTTTGAAATCGGGGGTGTATCTCGCTTGCCGCGCTGGGATTTCATAGTGGATACGGTCAGTCTCATACAATACTTCAATCGAATGTGACTGAAGTTGCTCCGCTATGGTTTCTTCGAGGCCCGAACGGTAACCCGCCGCCAAGCCTCTGTAGAATGCTTTGTTCTTCTTTGGGAGGTTAGAAGTCAAAGTCATCCTTGGTCACGTCTGTCTTGAGGGTGTCAGACGTGGCCTCCATTGACGCATCGACGACAAAAGAGCCTTCGACCTCGTCAAATCCTGTTTCATCCCCACCGAAACCAACGACATCAACTACCTGAATCTTGTCCAGCATCATTGAGACACCAGATGAACCTGAGACAGTATAAAGGTTGAGAATACCGCCACCTTTTAGTTGGCTTCCGCCACCAATGTTCGGTAGTGCGCTGGGTGCGATTACTTGACCCTTGGTGTCGTAAAACTTTGGTTGGTACTTTGACTGAACCTTGAAAGAAACCTCACCAGTCTCTTCGTCTACGCTGAAGGGCATACGAAGGTTCTTCTTAGATGCACCAAACTCTTCCGCTGCTGCTTCTTTGATCTTGGCGACCAAATGCTTTGCGTCTTCTTGTGACATCACAAGTTCCGTTTTGTACTTCGGGTTGTCCGTGTTGAAAGCAGTGTCTGGTTTGTTCAGGTGCGGATATTTCGCGCGGCCTACGTTAGTCAAGAATTGTATCTTTTTTGCCATTCTTTAGTCGTTCCTTTGTGCTGATAGAAAAAGGGGTGACCCGAAGGCCACCCCAGAGGACAGGAAAAGAGTTTGAAAGTCAGCGGCAAATAGGGAGGAGAAAACCGCTGTCCTTCGATAGGGGGGCAGAAGTCAACTGAAGCAAAATTGACTCAATCTGATGGACTGTAAGTCCAGTGTCCCTTTCTCTGGAATATTCCTGTCGAACTCATGTGCAGGGTTAGACAACTGTTGCCGAACCTCGTTTTCAAACCGTTCAAACACACACTCACCATTGTACATGTCGATGAATGTTTCTCGCACAGTATCAAACAAGTCCCACACGTCACCACTCACAGAAAAACTGTCATGAATCATAAAGAAGTCCTCGGCAGTCCCTTCCTCCAACATTCTGACTATGCATAGGTGCATATGCCCTGAGTCACACCCATGAATCATGTTGGGGGCTATGCCGTTTGTGGCCTTCTTTACGTCACTCTGGTCTATCTCTTCGCGTAGTGACATCTTAGTGCGCCCACGTTGCTTGATTGCTCTGTCGTACAGGAAAATCTGAATCTCTTTGCGCTTCGTCTTCCTGTAGTCTTGGACAATCGGAAAGCCACTCGGTGATGTCCACCTTATCGGCTTGTTCTCTCGTGCTAGAGCCTCGGTCACGTGCTGTAGGTACTCCATTGCTTCAGACACCTTGGGCAGGGTGTCCTGAATGGCGTCATAGCATACCTGAGCCATGAACCTTGCAGCATCGAACTGTTCCTCCTCGGTAGACCCAAGAGGGTGCGTGTCGATTTCCTTATAGGCAACTTTACGCTGCAAAGGCTGCATAAAGTCTTCCACGAACTGTGCGGACATTCCGACAGGCTTGGAACTGTATCCAAAGGTCATTACTGACCTCTTAAGAACGCTTCGGGTGACCCCATAGTCCAACCAAGTCTTTGCAAGTTCACCCACCGTCTTGCTGTTGTCGCGTCTGGCGTTGAAGGGTGTTTCGTCCTCAAGTTTACCTTCGAGAACCTTGACCACTCGCTCTGCATTGGTGCGGTAGATGTCGGCCATTTCTTCGCTAGGGACGAGGTTGACCAACGCACCTTCGCGTTTGCTTCGGTTGATGCCGCTGTAGTGCTGCACACCACTGTTAGTTCCGTCGAGGCTGATAGGGACGTAGGAAACGAAGTCTTCGCCCTCTGCCTCAAGCCTTGCGTACTCGAAGACAGCCGCAAGAAACTGGAACGGTTTGTCAGCCTTGGACCAGAGGTCAAAAGTTGACTTGAAGTCTTGAGCGACCTCTAACAACCACTCCCGATTATCCTCAACCCACTGCACACGGTCATCCAGTGGACGCTTGGACACTTTGTCAAAGTCCCCTACGTTTGCTAAATGTACCTTTAACCAAAAGGCGTTATTACCGTCAACTTTGTAGCCTCTGAAGTAAGTGAAGAGTGCCTTAATGTGGTCATCTCTGTGGTAGTTGAAGGTAGGTACAAAGTACAAGCGTCCCCTGAAGTCCATATAGACTGGCAAATAGAACTTGTCGTGAACTGCCAGTTCATGCGCTGTCTGTAAGTCCTGACGCATAACCTCAGCGGCCCCTTTGACCTGTGACTCTAGTTTCTGGTGTCTCCTTATGTCTGCTTTGATTTCCGCAATGACCTCACGGTCCAACTCTTGCCAGTTCTCTGGCATCCGTGGTCTTTCTGGCAGTTTTGCGGTGGGAAACTTACCGAATTGCTTTTGTTCATCCCAACACCACTGGACTACCTCCAGAATAGCCTCATTGATCGACAGAGGAGTCGCCTGAAGCGCGTTAACTGCCTTGACGTAGGTAGGGGTGCCCTGAGTGAAAGCGTAGCGTATGGCGGCTTCCTGCTCCGCTGTGGCCCCTCTGACCAATTTGACTGAGGAGGCTAGGAAGTCGTCATGGTAACACCCTGTGTCAAAGTCCACCCAAGGCTTAGGCTCCGCAAGCATTGGCTTGTAGATCGGGGCCATCCAAGAGAGGTATCTTTCAGACTTCTCTAGTTGCTCTTGTGCTTCATCCGTAAAGGTCAACTTCAGGCTGGTATTGTTCTTACCTTCGACCACAAGCACCTTGTCGAACACATCAGAGAACTCAAGCACATTAGACAGCACAGGTGCCGCTAGTTTGGCTCTGCGTTCTTTAAGTGCCTGACGTTCTGCACGTGTCTTAGCTATGCCGAAGTTCAAAGACCGCATACCGTTCTTCTCTGCGATAATCCGCAGGGCTTTCAGTCTGTATGCAGGGCTGGTGTGCGCCTCTGTTACTTGGTCAATTAGTCGCTTGTTTGTGTTGAGTGGCTTTGGTCTCTCAAGTCCAAGTTCTTCGGCTTGCTGTACGGCTGCACGATGCTTGGCCTTGTCGTCTAGCATTAGGTCATGCTTGAGCAACTCTTTCTCCACAAGTTCGCCTATCTTTTGGGTGACTTGAGTGACCGACTCCGTCTTCAACACCCCATTAAAGGAACACAAAAGACCAATGTAAGCTAAAGTGCTTGAGTCTACTTGTGACAACTCCTCCACCCACATAGGCAAACGGCCTTTGGTGGCTTTAGCTGACTTTAGTGACTGTAGTATTCCTTCAGCTACCTTTGGTAATGCTTCTTTTAGTTTGTTGAAGTGGTGGGGGCTATCTGTCGCTTCAGTCTGCTCAGAGTGCTTTTGGTCCCACTTGTCCTTCCCTTGTTCCCTCATGCTCCACTCATAGGCGGCATTAGTATCCTTAGCATCTATAGTTTTATTCATTTGTTGGCTTTTCCTGTTGTCCTTCGATAGGGGGGCAGAAGTATTTTTAGCTGCTCAACCTGCCTCAAGCCCCATCGTGTTGCGTCAATTGTTTACCCTGCCATTTGCGCTGCCAGTGCTTGAAGTGCGCTGGGTTTGGCTTTGATGTACTTGCGGGTGGTCTTCTCGCTCTTATGCCCTAAGAGCATCCCTATGACCGCTGTGTTAGCCTTGAGGTCATTCGCCATGACTGTCGCGGCTGTGTGTCTCAGCGTGTGGAACACATAGCGGCTGTCGTTGCCTAGGATGTCTCTACGCATGGCACCCCAAGCACGGTAGAACCGCGTGTGTTCAAAGAAGCCACGACAGTCAAAACCTAAGGCTTCTAATGCGCTGTATGCTCTGGCGTTCACTGGTACAAACCGTTCCTCTCCGTTCTTGGTTTTCTCAAGGTGAATCCATGTGTCACCGTTGTCATCCTCGGTGATGCTGTGAGGTGCCACTTGGCATATTTCACCGAGCCTCATGCCTGTCTGGTGACCAATTACAACGAAGTGTTCCACCCAAGGTTCACTGGAATCCCTGAACCATGCTTCCACACGCTCCAACTGTGCTTTGGTGAAGTAGAGTGGACGCTGTGTGTTTTCCACGGTTTTCCATGTGAACTGTGGTGCGTGGGTGATTACCTCCTCCTTCACCGCTTGCTTGAAAACCTTGGTCAGCATGGCTGCGTAGTGGTTCACTGTGTTGTCGCTCAGTCCCTGCGCTGTAAGGCTGTCAAAGTAGGCGTGGATGTCGGAAGGCTTGAAGTCGCCTATGTGCCGTGTGCTGTGGTCAGCAAAGGCAGCGAACTTCTCACCCTTGGCAATCGAGCGGCGTTTGTGGTCCCCACGCCACAGACGGTCAGCCTCTTGGTTCATAAAGTCAGCAAAAGTAATCATGACGTGGCCTCCTCCAGTACAGTGACATCTACAGATTCATCGACGTCTGCATGTTTAGTCTTGATGAACCCCTCGCCGCGCTTGACCAACTTCAGGGCTTCGGCTTCGGATGCTGCACGAACCTCGTAGAAGTCCGCACACCAGTAGTTTCGGATGATGCTGTAGCGTTTCATTGCGCTGTCTCCTTGTCGGCTAGTTCATCCATGCGGTTCATGATGACCGCCAACACCACACCCAAGTCCTTGAGC